GGATATGATGATGGTAAGAATTCACAGACTATTCCAAAACCACTTTGGACTATTACCAATACGCCACTGCCTACCACTAGACAGGAGATCACAGGAACGCCAACACCAGCCACTTTAGAAAAAACATCGTATGAACCCAATATTACTTGTGAATATGTGAAGGCGGCGCAGTTATGACAAAAATTATAGCAGTCAGAGATGTTGAAAATCATAAGATTTACATTCTTCCTACGGCAGACGATAAACCTGTGAAAGTTATTTTAGAGAAGGATGCAAAAGAATTTGTAGATGATGCGACAGTGTATACGAAAGATGCCATATATAAAGTAATAAATGAAATAAAAGCGGTCAATGGTAATTTAGATAAAGCAGTTGATAACCTTATCAAAAATCATATCAAATTAGAAGTCGTATCTATCAATGAGCGTTTCTGCTCAAAAATTCCAGAATAAACTAAAAGAATAACAATACGAAAGGAGCAAGAGATTTGCTGCAGCGTAAAATCATGATTTGCTCTGAGTATTATGTCAAACTGTAATCTTTACATAGTGTATAGATATGTTGATTTAAATGACAATATCACAAAATATATAGGCATTACTTGTAAAAAACATAAAATAAGAAGTTTAGAGTCTAGAATAGCAGAGCATTATAAGAAAGACAAATGGGCAAAAGGATTTTATAGGATAGATTATTTTGTTGTAAGTTGTCAAACTGATGCAGAAGCTTTTGAAAGTCATTTAATCTCATTATATAAAACATACGAATATTATAACAAAGCCAAGGCTAATTGGGGCATTAGTAATTTTTTACCAATAAGAATAAATTTGAAAGAATATATTACTTACAATAATTTATTTTCTGCTTCGAGAAAAAGAAGAGATAATTTTTGTTTTGATTTTGAGAAAACATTTATCATAGATCAATCAAAGAAAAATAGTATATGGTACAACAAAGAGAAGCAGGGTTGGTCTGTGTATATTCCAGATGAATCGAGAAAAAACAAAAGAAGAATGATTTCTCGAAAAAATAAATGCGATTTGGAAAATTATTTAGACAAACTTTATGGAACTATATGTTAGTAATATTTTTGAAGTTAGAAGTAAATGAGTAACAGAATACAACAGTAATAATATCTAAAATAAGAGAATAACAAATCAGAAAGGAAAAAGTTAGGGTAGCTACTAAGGACATGTCACCTTTCTGGTGAAGAAATGAACAACAAGAAAGTATTAGCGGGTGCAAAGCTTGCAGGCGGCAATCCAGAAAATGGAAGGGTTGAAGATGATTACTATGCAACTAATCCAGAAGCAGTAAAAATGTTGCTGACTAAATATACATTTGATGCACATACAATTTTGGAGCCTTGTGTTGGTGGTGGGCATATCGCTAATGCAATCAATGATTTTTATACAACCAAGAGAGAAATTACAGGGATGGATTTAGTAGATCGAGGATATCCTGGAACAATTGTTGCTGATTTCCTTACATATAAAACTGATAAAAAATATGAAGGAATTATCACAAATCCACCGTACTCGCTCGCAAAGGAATTTGTAGAAAAGGGTATGGAGTTACTGGAAGATGATGGTCAAATGGCTATGTTTCTCAAAATCCAGTTCTTGGAAGGTGCTAAGAGGAAGGAGTTATTTGACAAATATCCGCCGAAGTACATTTATGTTTTCAGAAACAGAATGGCGACTTGGAATAGTGGATTAGAGAAAGACCCAAAGACAGGAAAACGTTGGGCGACAACTATGTGTCATGCTTGGTTTGTTTGGGAGAAAGGAAGTACATCTGAACCGGTAGTAAGATGGTTATAGTATGTATGCTACTATATATAGTGACTGCCATTAGGATAATATACAATATATAGATGCAAAATTATGATGAAAGTGAATTTTGAGGAGAAAACAATATGAAAAAATGTGTAGTTTTAGAAATTGAAAGTAGAGTAGAATTTGAAAATAAAATGAACGAGTATTTATCAGAAGGGTACAAAGTAGAAGCAAGTTCTTGCAATAGCAAATATTATAAAGCAATTTTGGTACTAGAAGAAGAATAAACTGCGCTTCTGAGAAAGGTGTTCTATGGGAAACAAATGTAAAGAATGTATTTATTATCATAAATAACTTTTTTACAACTTTAGTTTGTGTGATTATTTATATTGTATTAGTTTATGCGGCGATCAAACATGGGTTTTAGGAGATAAATTATGGGATATTGTATTAGAAATGCATTTTGCGATTTTTGTGACGCCAGATGTCCTGATTACATAGTAGACGAAAAGGATTGGGAAAAATTATGTAGTAAATACCATACATGGTGTTTGTATGAAGAAATAAAAGGTATGCAATATGTAGATGCCATGAAATATATGAAAGGTTGTGAATAAATGAACGACATCAATTTATCAGATTATAAAATTGTTGTAGACCCCGCAGAACTTCAGCGAAAAATCATAGACTACATAGCATCTGATGAGTTAAATAAAATGGTTGCTTCTACTGTGTTTGAAGGTAATGAACAGTGTAAACTTGCAATTATACATGGGATGGCAATTGCAGCAATGTTAGCCAGTCGATGTACACCATATTTCATCTATAAAGATTATCTGAAAGAAGATTAATTCGCACTTTCATTGGAGAATAAAATAGTGGGTAAAGCAAAAAGAAAACCAAGACCACAGCCACCAGGTTACTTCTGGCTATATAGAGATAATTGTTGGCGGTGTAAAAACAAGAATAACTGTACTAATTGTAAAGCACTTAAACGGCAGAGAGCAAAAGATCGAGAAGAAAGAAAAGAGAATAAATGGGTGACTGAAAAATGAGACTATGAATAAAAATTTAGAATATAAAGGCTATAAAACCAGAATTACCTACAGTCAAGAAGATGATGTCTATTATGGAGAAATTATCAACATTAATGATTCTGTTAGTTTCCATTCTAAGAATATTTCCACAATCGAAGATGAATTTCACAAGGCTGTAGATGATTATATAGAGATGTGTAAATCTATAGGAAAAGAACCAAAGATAGGATGGTAATAAAATGGCAAAGTTTTCTATTCTAAAGACGATTCTTGACTCAGAGAAAATTATTACTGAGATTCAGTTATATGAAAATTCACAGAAGAGATCTCCATATATATTTGTAAACGGCAAGATGATTAGTTCATTTTCGGTAGTTCCACCCATGAATACTATTGAGTTAAGTGAGAATGGATATCTAGGAGAATATAGAGGATATAAGGTATTCCGTAATGACGATCTTAAATATGGTGAAATGGAGTTGAGATAATGGCAAAACAGTATAAGTATTATGCTTGCTGCAAGGATGCTTACGGAAACAGTATTACATATATAGGAAAAGATACTATAGAGGAAGCATACAAGAATTTAGAAGAGTTTAAAAAAGATATAGGTAATGACATAATTTTTATCGGTGTGATTAAGTGTGCTGGTAATCCATTAGGTCATATCTGCCACTTAAATACAAAGGAGTAGAATGTGGGAAAGAACAAACCAAGGCATGATCCTAACAAATGGCAGAACAAATTAGGAGATAAATGCTGTTATTATGAAGGATATAATGAACATTTTTGGTGCGAACATGGATACGATATCACTAAATGCGGTGGCAATCCTCATAATTGTTGTAAGGTTAAATATCAAATTTTAGCAAGCAGAAGTGATATTCAGAAAAATAATGGAATTGGGATTACCCATAAATATTATTAATATAATCAATAAATTCTTAGAGCAGTTTAGCTCAGTTTCCCAAGAAAACAGTTAAATAAGGAGAATGTATAAATGGAAAAATTATTATCTGCTGCAGAAGCAAAAGCTATGACAGAGCAGAGTATTGATAATTTGACATCGCAGAAAATGGTGGAGATCAACTCAGAAATTCGAACGGCTATAGACAAAGGAGAATTTTCTATTAGCGGAGATGGTACATTGACTACTACTGTTATAGAAAAATTACGAAACATGGGCTATAAAGTAAAAAATGATTCTCAGTATAACGAATCTTTTTGGAGTATTTCTTGGCGCTAAAAGTTCAGTTTCATCAGAAAGGATAAATACATATGAATTCAAAAGTATTAAAAAAGAAATATGTAGGATATTTGACTAAATCAGGAAAATATATCTCTACAGGATTATTTTTCAACATTAACAACTGGATTTATAAAATTACAACAATGCCATATGGTGGAGGTGCCTGGTGAAGAATATAATACTGGACTTCATGATGGGAATGATTTGTGTGTTACTTGTTTTAAGCATATTTGGAATACTTGCGTTACCTTGTGTATTAAAAATTTGGTCAACAATGAGAATGAATGAAACTTGGAAGGAGAATAAAGAAGATGAAGACGATTTTTAATTGGTTCGGTGATGATTGGAGAAGAGTAAAGAATCATTGCCGTACAACAGATAATAAAGATTTTACAGAAAAAGATGCTACAGATATTTTTAAGAAAAAACTGCTTATTTCTGAGCATAGTCCTATTAGATTGCTTGAATTTGATTGGACTTGGAAAGCAATTAAATATTGGTTGAGTACTGAAATGAGCCGTCACAAATATGAAAAATTTATATCTACAGCAAGAGACGATAGAGGATTTTCAGAACTTAATACTGAAAAAGGTTATGCAGTATGGGATGAAACTACAAAACAGAATATTGAATATCATCCATTATCCAGAGATGACGCTCCACAGAAAAATCCTGTAAATTTTGATGGTTATGCTAACATGCAGAATTTAATTGATGTTTGGCGTAAGAGATTATGTTTTTGTTGCACTAAAGACGCAAGAGAATTGGCAGAAGATTTTAAAATAACATTACATAAAACACATCCGGCAGAATCTGATGTACTCACACCAAACTGCATATACAGATTTGGTTGTCCTGAATTCAAAACATGCGGATATATTAAGAGGTTTATAAATTGGGCAAAAGATAAATATGGTGATGTAGATTGGGCGGATATCCAGAAGAGATACGATCTGTATAATGAATATTTCTATGAAACACATAAAGAGGTGAATACGTTATAGCAGGTAAGCATTAGATATGGCGAGAGAGCTGGTTAAACAGCTGGAAGAAGCAGAGAAAAAGAACAAGGAGAATAAAACCATGGAAAGAAATGATGTTTTCAACGCCTTATTTACCACTATTAAAGATTCGTTAGAATGGGCGTATGATGTAGAAAATAAGGAATATGTAAGTTTTATAGACGGAGTTATTTGTTTTGGCAGTAATCTGTTAGAACAATTAGATAAGAAAGAAAGGAGCGAAAATGGACAAAGTACAGAGAATTAAAGAGCTTATTACAGTTCTAAATGATGCTCGTAATCAGTATTATAATAACTCAAATAGTCCAATGAGTGATTATGAATACGACAATCTGTATGATGAGTTAGAGCAGTTAGAGCATGAAACGAATATTATTTATGGTAACTCACCTACCCAGACAGTAGGGTATGAAGTAAAGTCAAAACTGGAAAAGATAACACACTCACATCCAATGTTATCTTTGGACAAAACCAAAGCAACAGATGATCTAGTTAAGTTTTCTGATGGAAGAGATTGTATTATTTCTTTAAAGTTAGACGGATTAACAACACTATGTACTTTTGAGAATGGCAGCTTAATTCAGGGTGAAACTCGTGGCAATGGTGAGATTGGTGAATTGATCACTCATAATGCTAAAGTCTTTGATAATTTACCGCTAAAGGCTTCAAATACGCATAAGTTTGAAATCGAAGGCGAAGCAATTATCACCAAAGAAGATTTTGAAAAGATCAATAGTAAATTAGCAGAGGACGATAAGTATAAGAATCCAAGAAATCTTGCTTCTGGATCGGTACGTCAGCTGGATAGTAAGATTGCAAAAGAACGTCATATAAGATTTGTTGCATGGAAAGTGCCATATGGATTTACAAGATTTACTGATGGATTTAATTATGCAAAAGAGCAAGGTTTTGAAGTTGTTCCATACATTCTTTATAACAGTGATAAAGATGACATTAATAAGATCATTGATGAATTAAAAGCTGTCGCAGAAGAAAAATCATATCCTATCGATGGTCTCGTTATTACATACAATGATGTAGAATATGGTAAATCTCTTGGTATGACAGGACATCATCCGAGACATTCCTTAGCATTTAAATTTTATGATGAGGAAGTTACAACCACATTAAAAGATATTGAATGGGGAATGGGTAAGACTGGCGTTTTAACTCCTGTTGCGGTCTTTGAACCCGTGGAACTAGAACAGACAATTGTTGAAAGGGCTTCATTGCATAACATTTCTATTATGGCTGATCTTTTACATAAACCATTCAAAGGTCAGGAAATTGGCGTATGCAAGAAAAACCAAATTATACCGCAGGTGACATGGGGAGAACATTCAGATAATAATTCTGATGTATCATTTATCTCCATTCCTGATACTTGCCCTATCTGTGGTGGTAAGACTCAGATTATAAAAGAAAATGACTCCAAACAGCTTTTTTGTACTAATCCAGATTGTAAAGGTAAACTCCTTGGAAAACTTACTCACGCAGTAAGCCGCAATGCATTAAATATTGATGGCCTGTCAGAGTCAACAATCGAAAAATTCATTTCTCTTGGTTGGCTCACTTCTATTAAAGATATTTATCATCTACATTCCCATGAAAAAGTAATGAAAACTCTTGATGGTTTTGGCAAAAAATCTGTAGATAAACTCCTTGATTCTATTAATGTAAGCCGTAATACAACTCTAGCTCGTTTCTTGTATTCGCTTTCAATTCCACTTTTAGGTAAGACAGCAAGTGCTGCAATTGCAGAAACAGTAGATGGTGATTACGGAACATTCATTCATGTAATGACTATAAAAGGAGCAGATTATTTCAGACATCTGCCAGGTGTAGGAGATTCTCTTATTGACTCTATGAATACTTATTTCAAGAAGCATATGGATGATGTAATGGGTCTTTCTACAGAGTTTATCTTTGAACTGCCAGTATCTCCACTAAAAGAAGCTATGAATGCCGTAGACTCTAAAAAGTTGGAAGGTAGGACATTTGTCATTACTGGTAGTTTAAATCACTATACCAATCGAGACGCTGCTAAAGCGGAGATCTTGGCATATGGTGGTAAGGTATCTGATACTGTGAGCGCCAAGACTTCATACCTCGTAAATAATGATATTAATTCTAGTAGTTCGAAGAATAAGAAAGCAAAGTCACTTGGAATTCCGATTATCACAGAAGAAGAACTAATGGCAATGATTCACTAAGAAAGGAGAATATATAAATGGAGATGACTATCCAATTAAATAATGTTCAGGATGCAGGTTTATTTGTTGCTCAGTGCAATGAATATGCAGAGAATATCGACTATAGATTCGATCACTATATTGTCGATGCAAAATCATTATTAGGTGTGATTTCAGCAGGATTTAATAAAAAATGTATCGTTTCTATCAATACATCTGATTCTGTTGTTCTGGATAAATTCTATAAAGACATGGAAATGTGGAGGAATAACATATGATTTTTATTGCAGGTAAGACTTGTAGTGGAAAAACGAGAATTGTATCTGAGCTTTGCAAAAAGTTCGGATACAAGAAAATTGTCACATACACTACAAGACCTATTAGAAATAAGGAAGTAGATGGAATTGACTACCATTTTATTTCCGAAGAAGAGTTCGAAAAAAAGATAGAAGAAGGATTTTTTGCAGAATATAAGGTATATGATGCAGAATTTGGTAGATGCCATTATGGTGTAGCGACAGAAGATGTAGTAAATGCTGGTCCAAAAGATTTGCTGATTGTAACACCGGCTGGATACAAAGACATCACCGAGAATTATTCTGTGCAGCATAAGTTACTTTATATCTATGCTAATAATTCTACCATTAAGAAAAGATTAAAGGATCGTGGAGATGATGATAAGGAAGCAGAGCGTAGGGTAAAAACTGATAATGATGATTTTAAAGGCTTTGAAACTGTAGTAGATAGAATCTGCTATAACAACTACAATGACGATCTTGACCAGACATTAAACTATATTAATGAATATCTGGAGGATCATGTATGATAAGAAAGAAATTATTTTTAGATTTTGATGGTGTGATCGCAAATACTATTGAAGGAATCATTTCTTTATACAATGAAGATTTTGCCGCTTATCCTGATTTTCAGTATGTCCCTTGGTGGAGGGTGGAGACATGGTGCTTTAAAGAGTGTAAATGTGCTACACCAGATTATATTGACTGCTATTTTAATCAGCAGCGATTTTTTGACAGGCTAAACTTTATGCCGTGGGCAAAAGAAGTTATCTCAATTCTCTGTAAAGCCTATGATGTAACAGTTGTATCTCATGGGTATTCACCTAATTTACTTCTCAAAGAAGCTTGGATCAAAGCACAATTCCCTGATATTAAATTCATTGGTGTAGATTTAGATAAACATAATGATAAATCGTGTGTAGATATGTATGGCGGTATCTTTATCGATGATAATGCTAACAATCTTAGAACATCAAATGCTCAGTATAAATTCTGTTTTGGTGATTTATATGAGTGGAACAAAGATTGGTATGGAGAAAGATTATATAACTGGACAGACGTATATCTTAAGCTGATCGGTGGTGATATTAAATTTTGATCACTAATTCAGAAATGCTTGCAAAGGAATTACTTAAGGAAAATGATTTTATCACTGTAATGCTAAATAATAGAGAATATATTATTGAGAACATCGGAAGGGTATTTGGATGTGGTGACACACCAAGTTCTCATAGGTGTTTAAAAATTAGAGAAACAGGAAGTGGGTGTTTGTTAAGATGACAAAGAATGATAAGAAGTTGCTTATTGAGTTAATCTGTGAAAAACAGACCAAGATGATTGCCAAGGATCATACAAAGTATTCGTCAGAAAAATATAAGCATTTGGAAAAACTTAAAGTGCTAATTAAGGATATGTGAGGTGGTATATATGGCTGATATTACCATGTGTTTAGCGGAAAAGTGTCAAAAGAAGGATAAATGTTATCGATGTACGGCAGTTCCAAATTATCACCAAAGTTGGAGTGATTTAACGAATTTCTGTAATGAAGATAATAATTATAAATTTTTTATCGAAGATTGGCGAACAATCGTAGATGCATGTAGAAAATAGGAGGATGAGAGATGCAGGTTATTAAAAGAGATTGTACAGAAGTACCATTTGACAAGTCTAAAATTTCTTCTGCTATTTTAAAGGCAATGAAGAATGGCTCAGGCATTGTAAAACCTAAAATTGCAGAGGATATTGCGACAGAAATTGAACTAGAATGCAAGGATAAAGACGAGGTAAATATTTCCGAAATTGAATCAATGGTTTACGATAAACTAATCACAAAAAAACAGCGTCTTACTGCAAAAGCATATGAGGGTTATAGAAGCATCAGAGAATTTCAGCGTGAAAATAGTAATACGACAGATGATGAAATTTTAAGATTAGTAGAAGACCTTGATGAATATTGGAAAGACGAAAATGCCAATAAAAATCCCGTGTTAAATCCAACTAAAAGAGATTATATTGCTGGATCGGTAAGTACAGATGCAACCAAAAGATATTTACTTTCACCTGAAATTATTCAGGCTCATATGGAAGGACAGATTCATTTTCATGATGCAGATTACTTTATCCAGCATATGCATAACTGCGGATTAGTTAATCTTGAAGATATGCTTCAGAATAATACTGTAATTAGCGAAGTGTTAATTGAAAAACCACATGCATTTTCTACTGCTTGCAATATTGCTACACAGGCAATTGCACAGATTGCTAGTAATCAGTATGGTGGACAAAGTATTTCCTTAGCTCATCTGGCTCCATTTGTAGATATCAGCAGACAAAAAATTCGCAAACAGGTAGATGAAGAATTAACCTTAGTTGAAAATATCTATGTATTATCTAAAGAACAGTTAATTAATAATATTGTCGAAAAACGATTAAAAGAAGAGATTGAAAAAGGAATTCAGACAATCCAGTATCAATTGGTAACTCTTATGACAACCAACGGACAGGCCCCATTTATCAGTATTTTTATGTACTTAAATGAAGCAAAAAATGAACAGGAAAAATATGATTTAGCTTTACTAATCGAAGAAATGCTTCGTCAGCGAATTTTAGGAGTAAAAAATGAAGACGGGGCATATGTTGCACCCGCATTTCCTAAATTAATCTATGTTCTTGAAAATGATAACATCCAGGAAGATTCACCATATTGGTCTTTAACACAGTTAGCTGCCGAATGCTCTTCTAAACGTCTTGTTCCTGATTATATCTCTGAAAAAATGATGCTTGAATTAAAAGGCGATGTTTACACTTGCATGGGTTGTCGCAGTTTTCTTACCGTAGATCGCTTTTCTAAAACATGTGGGAATATTTCCAATTCTAAAAATTTTGATCCAACCAAACATAAATATTATGGAAGATTCAATCAAGGTGTAGTAACAATTAGTTTACCGGACATTGCTTTGTCTTCTGAAGGCGATTTCGATAGATTCTGGGAGATTTTTGAAGAAAGAACAGAATTATGTCACAAAGCATTAAGAGCAAGGCATGATCGTTTGTTAGGAACTTTATCAGATGTAGCGCCTATTTTATGGCAGCATGGTGCATATGCAAGATTGAAAAAGCATGAAAAAATTGACAGACTTTTATATGATGGATATTCAACAATCTCATTAGGTTATGCTGGTTTATATGAATGTGTAAAATATATGACAGGTCATTCCCATTCAGATGAAGGCATTGGGGAAGAATTCGGATTAAAAGTTATGCAGGCATTAAATGATAAATGCAACCAGTGGAAAGAAAAAGAGAATATTGATTATAGTTTATATGGATCCCCAATTGAGAGCACAACGTATAAATTTGCAAAATGTTTAAAATCTCGTTTTGGAAATGATGTCTTTGTAAAATTAGATGGGTTTGACAGAAACTATATCACGAATTCATATCATATTCCTGTATTTGAACCTATTACTGCATTTGAAAAATTAAGAATTGAATCAAAATTCCAGAAATTAAGTCCAGGAGGAGCAATTTCTTACATCGAGGTTCCGAGTATGAATCATAACATCCCAGCTTTATTGGAAGTAATTAAGTTCATTTATAACAATATTATGTATGCCGAAATCAATACTAAGAGTTGTTATTGTGAGAAATGTGGATATGATGGTGACATTCCGTTAGTTGCAGATGAAAACAACAAATTAAAGTGGGAATGCCCTAATTGTGGGAATACTGACAATACTACGATGGATATTGCTTTCAGAGTATGCGGATATATTGGAACTGCAAAAAATGGTGGAAACCAAGGAAGATATGGAGATATCCACGACCGTGTTTACCATCTTGACGATGTTGAAGATGAGGAGATTTAAATGAGATATGCTTCTATGAGATCTATGGACATTACAAATGGAGAGAACATAGGAGTATCTTTGTTCGTCCAAGGCTGTCCTTTTCAATGTTACAACTGTTTTAATTCAACAGCATGGGATTTTAATGGTGGAAAAGAATGGAATAATGATACAAAAAAACACTTTTTAGATTTAATTGACAAACCGTATATAAAAAGAATATCAATTCTTGGAGGTGAACCATTAGCGTCTTCAAATCTTGATGGTATCTTAGATCTTTTGCAAGAAATTCGCACTGAATATCCTGCTTCTCCAAATTTGACCCCTGAAATTCATTGTAAAATGGGTGATTTTTCATCACAAAATTTCGATCAAATCCGCCTTTTATATCCCGCAAAAACAATCTGGCTATATACCGGTTATACATTGGAACAGATTTTACAACCATTGCTTATCAATACAATTCCAACAGAAGAGGAAGAAAAGCGTATTGACATTGTAAAAATGGTAGATGTTCTTGTAGATGGACCATATGTAGATGCACAGAGAGATGTAACAACGAAGTGGCGAGGTAGCAAAAATCAGCGTGTTATCAATATTCCAGAAACATTAAAACAACAAAAGGTGGTCTTATATTGTGACTAAAGAAGATGTTCATAAAAAAGACATCCTTTACTATGCAAGAGCAATTCCACAGACAGGAATTTTTGAAGTCTGTGAACTAATTATCCGTACTGTGGAAGATGATTATTTTGTAGGGAGTGATAAGCGTGATCGTCACGCTTACCTCCTACATTATACTGATTTAGATAAAATTGTATTTCAGGACAGGAAAACAGCCTTGCAGAAAGTAAAGAATGCAGAAAAGAATAAATCAACGGTGAAACACGAAACATATTATGAAGAATATTAAGGAGTGAGATTACGAGTTTTCTAATAGATAAATTTAAAGGAGTCTACAGAATTCTGGCTCCTATTGACCTAAGCAAAAATGACTTTCCACGAAAACTGAATGGAACATATGAAGATATAGACCTGTATATTGCTTGCCAGAATAACATTCAGATTTTTTATCAAGGAAGAAATGTGCTACAAGCATATATCCCGTCTATTGGTCGTGGAAACAACATTATCAAAGCAATCAATGAGATTGATCCAAGCATGATTTTCAATATCAGGAAAACTGATGCAGAAGTAACATTCGAATTCAAGTTTGTCGATTCTGACAAAATTATCCCATTATTAAAACCTAGAACAAGTGGCGCTGGCATTAGTCCTTATAGTGCGAAAAACTTATGTCGCAGCACTTATATTATCCCAGACGAAGATTTAGTTGTCTACAAAGAAATAGTGGCTAAATTACCTCGTGAACGCTTTATAGAGCTAACACATAGTACCAATTCATTTTTAAAATCATTAGTCACTAAAAAGCTCACTTGGGAGCAGCTTCGTGCTGATATGAAACTAAAAGGATTAAAAGGTAAAGAATAATGGGATAAGTACATTTCGTATCTAAATAAAAATATTTTGGAGAATAAGTAAATGGAGCTGAGATTACACAAAAATGTAACTCCTGACATGCTTATCAAAGCTGGCTTCAAACCATCCTATTCATTGAAGAATATTTTTCGTTTTAGAGAAAGATTATATAAGGATAGCATTACACTAACTATCAAAATTGATCTCGCAGACGATGAGTTTCCTATTGAATGGGATGTACTTGATGCCAATACAGGAATTTCATATACGACATTCTATTATACACCTAATACCTGCAGAGACCTCGTAAGAGAAGAAGTTATTAGGAATTTCAATGAGGTTGTCACTGAATTAGATAACAGAAAAATTTTATATATGGAGGAATGATAAATGGAGAACATGAGAGTAGCAGAATTTAAAAAGGTTAGCTTAGAGCAGTTCAAGAAAGATATGGTTGATACTTTTGGGCATAAGTATTTCGATGAAGAAATCGAAGAATTTTATAATCACATCAAACTTCCTGTCAGAGCAACTGCAGGCAGTGCCGGTCATGATTTCTTTGCACCATTTGATTTCACAATTGAACCAGGTGAAACTTTGAAGATTCCTACTGGTATTCGTTGCGAGATTAAAAATGGTTGGTACTTAGCAATTTATCCAAGATCTGGTCATGGATTTAAGTATGGCATTAAGCTGACAAATGGAGTTGGCATCATAGATATGGATTACTTTTATTCTGATAACGAAGGTCACATCATGATTAAACTTGCTAACGATTCCTGCATCAATAAAACATACAGTGTTCCACAGGGACAGGGATTTTCTCAGGGTATCTTTATGCTGTATGGTTTGACAACGACAGACAATGTAACCGAAGTTCGTAACGGTGGTTTCGGTTCAACCACTGATATTCATGAAGCTGCACTCAGAGGATAAAAATAAAATAAATCTGAGAATATAAATATGTCGGATGGTGGAGTGAGAGATAGGATATGGTATCCGTGTTCGATGAACAGTCGGTGGTTCGATTCCATTCAGCTCCTTTTAGATATCCGACTTGCTATAAGGCTGTAAGAGGTTTTATAGCAATTGCGCTGACGAGCGTTTATATATAACAGCCAGTCTGGTTAATACACATACGAAAGGAAGTTATAAAAATGGTTAAATTACTTACCACAGGGATGCTTGCGATATCCCTATCATTATGTACGCCTGTCTTCGGGCAGGCAGAAGAACTTAATACACTAATCGAGGAAAACTACACTTATAAATACGCAACATCTGCCAACGTCAATATTCGAGAGGAACCGAACACAGACTCTACTATTTTAGGAAAGACTCTGCTAAACACAGAATTTCAAGTAGTAGAAGATGTAGATGGTTGGTCCAAGATCACAACAGAGGCGGGTTACGCTTACATAAAATCCGAATATTTGTCCGATACAGAAACTGAATATATTCCATTAGGAAGGTTTAAAGTTTCTCACTATTGTATTGAACCACATAAACATATTTGTGGTACAGGAACAGGTTTAACCAAGCTTGGTACAAAAGTACATCCTGGTTCTTTAAGCGTAGACCCACGTATCATTCCTTTAGGAAGTACGGTTATGATCAACGGAGTAGAATACATTGCTGAAGATACTGGTGGTGCTATTAAAGGTAACAAAGTAGATATGGCAGTAGCAACACATCAGGAAGCTTTACAGAGAGGTGTGTACTATGCTGAGATATATTTGAAGGTGAAGTAAATGAACGAAGTCGAATTACAAAATAAATTGAATTTAACCATAGAAGAAGCTGCACAATATTCCAATATTGGAACTAAAAAAATACGTGAACTTACAAAAGATAAAAGCTGCATATCGTTTATTTTAAAAGTCGGAAATAAGACTTTGATAAAAAGAAAAGCTTTTGAAGCATGGCTAAATAATCAATATTATATTTAATTTGATTAAAGAAGGGATAAGTGTTATATTGTTGATATGCAAGTATAACTTTATCCCTTCTTTTGAGTATAAGGAGAAAAAAGATGGGAAAAGATCTAACAGGAAAAGAGTTAGGAACAGGAATAAAACAAAGAAATGATGGTAGATATGAAGGGAGGTACGTAGATAGATTTGGTAATAGAAAATCAATATATTCAGCTTCTTTAAGAGAGTTAAAAACAAGACTTAAGAATTTACAAGCAGAGGATATATTGGAAATCTCCATCAAAAAAGATCTAACAGTGAATGAATGGTATAAGATGTGGATGGACGAATATAAATGTGCGCCTATCAGAGTATCCACAAGAACGTATTATCGGCAAATTTACGAATCTAAAATAAAAGATGCAATTGGATCAAAAAAGTTAACGGATATACAGCAGATTGATGTCCGCCGTCTTTTAAGGGGGTTAAAGGATCAAAATTCCAGTTTTGAAATCTGTGATAAAGTTAAAGCGATATTAAATGATATGTATGATAAAGCCATATTGAACCATTACGCAAAAGAGAATCCAGCAAAAGGCATAAAGTTAATAAGAGATGAAAAAAGTGACCCAAAAGTATTAACAGTAGAAGAACAAAAAGCATTCTTTACATGCTGTGCAGGGACGTTTTATGATAATGCTTATACAGTTCAAGTAAATACTGGATTACGTCCAGGTGAACTTTTTTCATTAAGAGAAAGTGATATAGATTTTATTAAAAAAACCATTCATGTTACTCGAACGTTAACGTATTACAAATTTGAAGAACTTGGCGATACAAAAAAAGAATTCCATTTTGGCCCACCAAAAACAAAATCGAGCATACGAGATATACCAATTAATAAGCAATGTGAGATTGCATTAAAAAAACAAATCTTGCAAAAGAAAGTAGTCGAAGAAACAACTTGTAAAGAAGTAGCCCCTCAATTTGCAGATCTATTATTTACAACGAAATATAATATGCCACTCAATGTACAAACTTACGTGGATTCCATTAAAAGAATTGTAAACGAGATTAATCTTACTAGATTCCCATTAGATTACATGGAACCATTTTCGGGTCATACATTCAGACATACGTTTGCCACAAGATGTTTTGAGGCTGGGATAAAACCTAAAACAGTGCAAAAATTCTTAGGGCATTCAGACCTGTCAATGACCATGAATTTGTATACTCATGTACTGGAATCATTCAAAGTATCACAGATGGATTTATTAGACGAATTTAATGATAATGTCTTAAATTCAGAAGAATCATACCCGTTTAAAATAATAAGGGGTAACATGGAAAGTGGCAATAAAGTAAGTAAAAATATAGTATGA